AAGCCGAATTGGTGTACAATCCAAAAAATTTTGCAAGAAAATCCAACGTTTTGACAGTAAAATCCAACTCTAAATGAGAATTTTCCCGTGTCTTACCGTGTTTAACCGTGGTTTATCGTGTCACTTTTTAGGGGCAAAACACAGTAGGGCATTAAAAATGGCCGCTCCTACAAGCGACCATTAAACAGTTTGTAAACAGACTACCTTTGTGCTGGATAGAGTGTCAGACAGGCCGTCAGTACGAAGTAAACAACCATGAGCCATGTCCCGATCGACAGGCACGCTATAACTCCGATTACCCAAAATAGACTCATCATAAATCGCCTCATCTATTCAACCTCCCTTTTATCAAGGAACCTCTCATATTCAGCCTTTGTCACCGTGTCGAGGTCGTACATGTCGCACGCCTCGGCTCCATGCTCCTTTCGATCGGAGGTGATCGTGCATGTGCGGTGGTAGTCGTTCCAATGGTGGCAGAAACCGCAGGTCTTGAAGCCACCTTCGAAGTGCTCACAAGCTTGTGCGACAGCTATGGTCAGCTCCCCGGTCTCAATACATACCCGGTGTATTTCATCAAAGCGCTCGCAATCACGGCATTTGTATAAATGGCTCACCTTTTCCCTCCTCGATTGAATGCGATCACCAGGATGATAAAGATTATCCAGGTGATAATGACTACGATCATGCCAGGCTCCTTTCTTTTATCGAGACGACATCTTCCCTTTTGTCTCCAACAAGTAGTCGTGGCACCCTGTCCTCTGTCTCGACCTCTGCATTGACCTTCACGGCCTTGAGAACAAGCCCGGCAGATCCGATAATCTGACTGGCGATCCCTGTCATGGCCTTTGCCCTGTTGACTTCCTTCTGCAGCTCTTCCGGAGAAAGGTCGTCGTCATTCAATCTCTCCATCTGCTCGAATAGATGGTTGTTTAAATCCATAAGCGTGTTTTTCGTACCCATATCAGTCCTCCTTGCGGTTTTTGTTGATTATGGTTATCTGGAGTTTTGCGATTGCTATTCCAGACTGAGTCAAATCCTGGTCTTCGAACCGAAGGCCCATTTTATTGAGATATTGGTTTTCCTGTAGCGAGATCAAGACCAGATTATCCTTTTCAAAATTCTGCCGATCACCATCTAGGAATGTGACACATTGGCCTTCTGGAATCTCTGTCCCGTGATATTGCTTGTACAGGATATGGTGCTTTTGCAGCCACCTGTTTGGTTCACCGATCTTACGCCACACATAGCCATCGGGGCGCGTAATCTCGGTACCAACCTGGAGGTGGTTGTGAGGAATATTACCTTTAGGGAAGTAGTTTTTCTTGAAAGCTTTGATCGTTTCCGGAGATAAAAACTCTTCCATTTTCTTACCCTTATTTGGTGAGTCATGCCCTTTGAGAAAACGGCCCGTAAGGCCACTGTTTAGTTTGTGATTCTTTTTGTATGCGAGCATCTGTTGAAAGCTATATGATGTGCCAAACTTCGAGTTTACGAGATTAACAAGCTTTTCCGTGCTTACACCTTTGTAGTGGCCATAGATGAATTTCCTGATTTCTTCGTTCAATATGGATTTCACCACAGGTTTGGAGACGGCTTCTTCGAGCGACATGCCACCACGAACACGCATGTATACGGTATTGTAGTTTAACCCTGCGGCATCTGCCTTCAAGCGCATTTCAGATTTCTTTTTCGACACTTGGCACACTCCTAGAAAAGACTCAGCTGGAGGTCTTCCAACCTCTCTTTGATTGGTATCGGCTTTCGATCGGCGAAGATCGGAAGATTGACAACCTCACATTCGATCAACAAGTCGTAGCAATCCGGCCAGGACAAGGCGCTGGACATCTCCACTCCGTACTGGGCCGAGAAGCTCTCAAAGGGAACCCTCAATATGCGAGAGAGATCCAGGGCATTTACCGGATCCGGAATATCCAAATCCTGCAGGTGGTAAAAGTCCTGGGGATCCGCTTCAAGTTCAGAGAGTTCGGTAGTAACCAGGATGTTCTTTGCCGGTTGCTCGACATATGCTTGGAATGCCCAGAACTGGCGCTCGATCTTCTTGTGATCCCGGATCCAATCGATGATGGAGAACCAGGGGATTCGGTAGACACCGCAGACCTGCAGCGCGTCCAGGCGATAGCGGACAATGGCATAGTAAATCTGGTATCCGGACAGGTGCAGCAGCTGCGCCACCTCCCTTGTCTTATAGAATAGCTTCCCGTCTGAAGCACGACGATGCAGGAGGTCTTCCAGGCAGATGCTGACTGATGTGAAGTTCGGGAAGATCTCCTGCTGCATGAATACCTCCTATTAGTTGATGGTGGAGAAATCGAGATCGAACATGGAAAATGGCTTGTCTGCCGAGCTCCTTGTATGGAGCCTGAAGTACTGTTTGGAACTCGATATCTTGATCGAGTCACCGATCACATCCATGGCCTTCTTCCATCGCGGATCAGAGATCTCGTAGTTTCGAAGTTCGAGGATCCGCTTGACATCGAGCTTGCCCTGCTTGACCCTGAAGGCCCTGCCGACCAGGACTCGCAGATCCGCTCCAGAATCCTTGGTGATGTCGGTCAGATATTCGTCGATCAATTGCTTGGCCAGATGGATTCCTTCGGTGAAGTCGATGGAATCACCGACTGCCAGCATGATCCTCTTGTTCCCATCGAAGCTGGTCAGCGTCAGGTTTCCCTTGATGCTGCCTACCTTGATGCCATATTCGTTCCCGGCGATCGCCACGAATTCGTTGATATCGGCCATCGCCTCGAATTTCGCGTCCTCCATCCTTCTCCTAAGATCCTGCAACCGGTCGAATATCTTCTCGACCGTCTGATCCCGAAGGGCATCGATAGGTTTGACACCTTCTGCAGGAATCAATTCGCCCTTGCTGTTCACCACATACTGCTTTCCGTTAACCATCTGTTCTTTCATTAAAAACTCCTTTGCCTGTTGTATTTGTCGGTCCTATTTATCCATCCGATGACACGTCTCAGGTCACCGGCATCGCACCAGTTAAGTTGGGACTTGCCGATCTTCGTCTTGACAAAACCCTGTAGCCGCATCTCCCAATTTTCACCCAGCACGATCGGTGCCCTGGCGTATATCTGGGCGATCACAGATTTTCGCTGCCTACGGGCCTCGCTCTTGACCGAGACGTAGGGGTAGGCTTTGCTGTACCCGGCTCGTTCGAAGAGGTCGGCAACCTTGGCCAACCCATCGACGTCCATCATGGCGCAGCTGTCGGTTCCTCCGATCGCCTTCAAAGTCTCCCTGTAAGCGATCTCCGGCATTGCAACCCCTGCAATATCGGGATGGTCCGGGCAGTTGCCCTCGTAGAACCAGCGACCACACCTGGAGCAATTCTTTACTTTCGCCTTTGCCATATGGATCTTCGCTATCAACGATTGCCTATCCATGTTTACGCTCCTGCTTGATGATCGGCCGGACAACGTCCTTGCTGATCATCTTGTAGAGGGGAACCCTCCTGTTCATCTGTCCAATCTTCACCAGCAACCCATGGTTGCACCAATTGCGGCAGAGGGTGGCAGCGTGCTCCCGCTCTATCGATGCCAGGGCGGCCAATTGGTCCGGGGTGAAGGAGGAGGCGGCCAATAGCCGGGCAGCCCTCCATGCGGCATCCGCTTTACTACCACAAGGATCCACGGCGAATGTCGGCAAAAACTCATCGCCATCCCGATATACAATGCCTCGGTCCTGCAGATTCTTTACCCGGTCGTACATCGATCTCCCTCCGATATCAGGAAAGGTCGCAGAAAGCTGCTTGAGTGTGACCCTTCCCTTTGCCTCGATATAGCGCTGCAACTGAACGGCCACGATACGTGTCTTGAACAGGATCGCGCGCTCGCGGGACGACAAGGGTTTACGATCTGAGTGGTTTGTAGGCATTCAGCACTTCCTCCGAAAGGATGTACACACCGGATGTGTTCATGGACGAGACGATGTGCTGGGCATCGTTCACCAGGTTGCGGAAGTCGTTTCCGGCCCACCTCAACAGCTGTCTGCAGACTTCCTTCTGTTCGCTGATATCGATACCGACGGCCATCTGGTAGAAGGTGGCGACATCGGTGACGTTGATGGGCACAAAGGCGATCTCCGGCTTACGGATGCGACTCTTGAGCCTTGGCACGGCCTCCAACTTAGCCTGGAGGGCTTTTTCCCCCACCAGGAGCAAAGGGGCGCCACAGAATTCATTGATGTTGCGTAGCGCCTCAAGCAGCCTGATCGGCATGCGGTCGGCCTCATCGATGATGACCAGTTTGCGGTAGGTGCTGGTGGCTTCCTTGATCAATGCCAGGTTCTGGTCAAAATACCGCTGGCATGTGCCTGTTAATTCGATGGAAATCGTCTTGAGCAGCATGGTCAGCGTGTAGCCTTCCATATATAAGATGTATGCTGCCTGCGGACTTTCGGAAGCGAAGTGCTTGATCGCTGTCGTCTTGCCGTATCCAGCCGAGCCGACGATCATACCGATGCTGCTGTTCAATGTCGTCGTAGGATCGAGCAATCCGTTGGCCAGATTATTGGTCTCCACGACGTTTATGGTAGGGATAAAGGTTGTCGGATCGAGCTTCAGGTTGCCCGGTTCGATATCCCCCTCGGCTCCAAGGTGTTCCTTGTCCAGCATCCCTCCGTCGACCATCTTGCGGATGATGCTGATCTCATAGTTCGTCCAGTTCGGGTAATCGTGGCTCTTGATCCGCGATACCGCGGACTTCCCCAGTCCGACAAGGGCTCCTGCCGCTTGCAGGGTCATGCCTGTCTTGTCCAAAGCTTCTGTCAATGTGATCATGCGTTTCCTCCTAATTTCCTATAGTTCTCCCAATAGTTCTCGGCAGCCTTGTAATCGTCCGATGCCTCGTAGCGTCGGATGAAAGTCCTGTCGCTTGCCGAAAGGTCGTCTATCCTTCCGGCGATTATCATGTCCTGGCACCACCGGTACCGGTCGTGGTCCGATGTATGGAATGGCAATATATTCCTTGTTGTCGCGCTCTCGACCCGCCTTGCGACCTCTTCCGGCAGATTGATGTCCGTGGTTTCCGGCAAGGCCTTCTGTGCCTTCTGTGCCGCACGTACCTTCGGGGCGATATCCGACTTCATGGTCAGGCCTTCGATCGGAGCAGTGAGACGACCGAAGGCTTCCCTTACAGCCGCCATCTGGCGTCTCTTCGCGCTGATCGCCTCGGTCATCGCCTCATCATCCAGCATCGTGACCGAGGTCACCGCCTTCAGTGGCTTGATGGCACCATCAACAATCGCGTAGGCGTGGCTCAAATCATGCCTGTTGTACCTCACTTCAACGGTCGAGCCGTCATGCTTCCATAGTCCTGCATCGGAGAGCCGTCCCGATCTGGAAGCCAATTCCTCTCCAATGAACCAGGTGTTGTCGATCAGGACCCGACCACGTTCGACTTTGCGCTTGACCCGGTCGAAGAGCACCAGATCCACAACCTCATGCTCGTAGTATTTCGGCTTCCATCCGGAGGCGACCTTCTGCAGGATCTTCTCGCGTGGTGTCATCTGCAACGTCGAATGGAATTCTTGCTCATACGCATCCAACTCTTCCAGGACGACCAACATGAACTGCTCGATCGTCAGAAGCTCACCACGGGCCTTCTGGCCCTCCAGTCGCTTGCGCTCAACCTCATCGACAGCTGCAACGGCTCCAGGGGTCGCAACCCGGCCAGGAAGCAACCTTGCGGAGAGTCGGCCTTCCAAAGTCCTGAAGAAGCGCTCGATGTCCTTGGCCTTCGCGTTCTTCACATTGGCGAATATCCTTCGGTGCTTTCGGCGCCATTCCTCCGGACTCCTTGCGCTATCCAGGACTTCTCCCTCCTCATTGACGACCACGTAGATGCCTTCGGGTGTCTTGTACAAATCGGAGACGTCACGGGCGTCCATCTGCAGCTGTATCAGGTCGTCGACAATGCTGTTTATCGCCCGGCTACATTCCGACGATCCGTTGTCGTTGTAGGTGCAATCGAATGCCCCGAACCGGTACAATCCGAGACGCAAGGATTCCTTGACCGTATCGGACGAATACTTGCGATCGAAGGCGATCCCATAGACCAGCTTCGTGCACATGTCGAGCCAGAGGTAACACTCCGGACGGGAGATGATGCCCTGGTTGTAGTCGGCCACCCACCAGTCGAAAATATGCTGGTCGCCGATGACAATCTGCATGGGCTGGAGCGCATCGCAATCGCGGGTGATATAGAAGTAGTTGTCCAATGCCCGATTCCCACCACGGGCGAAGGCGACCATCAAGGGATCCACTTCACCCAGGAGGTTGAAAGCGCTCGATCGGGAACCGATGTTCCAGCCCTTGCGCTTCGCCATCACCTGCAGCTGCTTCCATGCGGTTGTCTTGCTGCACTCCCCGGATTCCCGGATCGCCTGAAGCCAAAATCCCTGGATATACTCGATTGCCTCGGGATCGAACGCGGTCGACTTGCCGACCTCGCGGACCTTGCCGATATCGCCGAACTTCTGGTCCGCACCAGAAAGCCGGTACAACGTGCTCTCCGATACTCCATAAAGCGTAGATACACTGCGGATCCATTCGCTCTTCTTGGTACCGGCCGGACGGTTCTTGAGTTGCCTTAGCATCTCGCTCCGCCTCTTCTGCGCCTCGGTGGCCTTCTTCCCCAACACGGATGGGGCGACCTTCCGAACCAATGCAGCGTCCCTCGATATGACCTCGGGAAGCCGCCGATCGGCAGGAAGGAGCGCTCCGGGAGAGAGCACCTTCTCCTGCCATTCCTTCGGCAAAGACGGGACATATATCTCCATCTGCTTGCCGTTCTTCATACGCCACTGGCATTCCTTCTTCACGCGGATCTGAACCGCCCTGGAGGAAAGGCCTGTGGCTCCGACAATGGTTTTCACATCAGTCCACATTGCTCAAATCCTCCCTCAACCGGCAGTATCTCCTCTGGTCCTCGCAGACCAGGCCCCTGGTGCCCAAGTTCTTCAGATAGGACTCGATGCGGTCCGAGGACAGTCCTGTGATATCGATCAGCTGCAGTGCCGAAACCTCATCGGGGTAGAACGGGATCCGATTGAGCAGTTTCCTGCATCCTTCCGTCATCTTCTGCTTGCGCAGGTCGATGTATGCCGGCCTCGCCTCCATGGCTCTCGGTTCGAGCCACATGTCCCTTGTTGCTCCTACTACTCTCATGCCCCCTCCCTTTTCCTAGATGAATGCATCGAAATAAACATCTCTTGGAAATATTCGGCAGCTCTCTCAAGTTCCTTCCAGGATTTGAACCCGAGCGTCGTAGCGATCTTTGCCTCGATAGCCAGACTGGTCTTTGTGCCCAACAAAATGCGGTTAATCATGGAGACATCACAACTGCATAGTTCCGCCAATCTAGTTTGACTGAGCCTAAGGTCTCCGAGTAACAACATCGCATAAGTATGGATATGAGATTTCTTCTTACTCATAGATTGGTTACTCCTTGATTCCGGGCTGGTCGTCGACGGCGAATTCCTCTACCGTGCCTTGGATTATGTAAGCCGTCATGCAAGGCAGGTCGTCGACAGCGATCTCGGTGACCCGGTCGATGGCTGTCATGTTTTTCTCGAGCAGATGTTCACGCAGAACTGCCAGGATCACATCAGACTTGTGTTCCGAACACTCGATGTAGAACAGCTCATGGGTGTCCAACTTCTCCACCAAGGGACATGTGCATCGCTTTTTCATCTGTGTACCTCCGTTGCTTCTCGTTGCGTGCAGAGGCTTTCTGGTGTAAGCTTTCTGCTATGAGTAGCATTGATATCTTGAAGATTTTTGATGGGTTGATCGAAAAGATGTTCCCATCCATTGAGAGATGTCCTCTGGCTCAAAGACCACCTTCCGCGATCGAGGAAGCAAGCCGGGAGGCTGAAAAACATCCTTATGCGGTTCAGGTCATCATCGACAGAGAGCGTAGTAGCGTCGACTCGATCATCGCCAGGGCAATCTTTGCTTTCCCTGAAGGCAAGGCCTATGGACTGGTGATTGATGCTCCAATCGATATCCAGCAGGCGCTCTGGTATCGGATCAGAGACGCCAGAAGGGCCGTTGGTCGTAGATTTCACAATCTGACAATCGAGAGCCTTCATCCGAAGCTTACGCGTGTCGAAGCGACGGCTATTTGCATTGCGGCACTGTATAGTCATGATTACCTCAATGCTTCCGAGCTTTCTTATATTGCAGGTAGATACTACGAATAGCCTGACGGGTAGGACGGTAGCAACTCTTGCTGCCAGCCTTTCTCATCTCCAGATATATCCTCAGGGCAATTACCTCTACGGCTACCGCTGAACGTCTATAGAATTCAGCATCCTGGACTATTCTCTCGTACCGCGTCAAACCGAGATACGAACCATCACAGACAACATTGAATGCTTCTTGCACTGTCATCGCCTTTTTCATATCAGTCCTCCTCCTGCGCATACAGCGCCGTCATCTCGGCGATCGCCCTGGCGACCGACTTCCGATCGGCTGCCGCAAAGCGTTCCAACACCTTCTCCACGACCATGAATGCCTTCGCCTGGTCCCGAACAGGGACGCCCGGATAGGCGATCGGTTCTATCTTCTTGGACACCTCCGAAAAGCGGATCACGTCCTCTGTGGTGTAAGTGACGATCGAGTCGGCAAGGTTCTTCATGTACGCGGCGTTGAAGAGTTCGAGCTGTTCGAACTTCTCTCGACGGGACAGGTCGAGCAGGAACTTTTCCCTGAGCTTGCCCTGGTAATACTGTTCACAACCGGGGGGCCACCCTTCCGGACGCCAGTCGGGGAACTTCGGATCGAGCTTCTTTATCCAGGACTCGAACTCCAAAATCTTTCGGGCTTTGAATTCTTCAGGCGTGAGGAGCTTGTCTTCTTTGGGGACGTAGAGCTTAAGATACCGATTTGCCGTCCATCGACTTATGCCAATATCAGAGCAATACTTCTCCCATGGACTTAGATCTTTCCATTCGGCAAGATTTTTGGAATCATTACACCTCGGTGCAACTTGCACCGAGGTTAAATCAGTTCTTGCTCCTGGATTTGACAAGACTTCGTGAGCTGCATAAATCTCTCTCGCTAGGTCCAAGGTAATTTTGTTGTCCAGCTTTACCAATTCTTGACCAGTTCTTACTGCATCCTCATATGACCAAGGTTTAGTGCTTCTAACTAACTCATTTTTCTTTACAGCCATGATTTCTTCTTGCGCCTCCTACCAGCGTGTTGTATAGTTCAGTTGGTCAATCTTTTGACCACAATTTGAGTTTAACTCGTATTGGCTTACATGTCAACTGAAAAATGAGGAGAATATGACTATTAACGACAGGCTTCGTTTAATAAGAGAATTGATGAAAGAGTCTCAAGCCAAATTCAGTTCAAGATTCGGTTTACCTCAAACAACTTATGCAAACTATGAACTTAATAAGAGAAGTGTTCCCGACGAACTGAAAAATGAGCTTGCTTCGATTGGTATCAATTTGCATTGGTTAATAACCGGAAACGGCGACATGTATCTGAACGGCAGTGGGAACACTGACATCGTGTCGACCCCGAAGCCGACGTTCATGACCCCAAGGGGAAAGGCATATGCGGTGAACATTGCCGACGACGTGCTGTCGGTGCCGATCCTGGTGCAGAAGCTCTCTGCCGGGGACGGACAGTCGTTCTTGCCAACCGATATCATCGACGAACGGCTGCCTGTGCTTGAGCGGTTTGTCCGGATGTATCCGAAGGAGAAGATCTTCGCCGCCGAGGTGCGTGGCGACAGCATGACCGGAATCCAACTTTTCGATGCCGACATCGTGATCTTCGTGAAGAACATCGTCGAGGGCGATGGGCTGTATGTGATCTCCGTGGACGGCGAGGTATTCGTCAAGAGGGTGGAGTACAATCCGTTCGACAAGCAGCTCACCATACGGAGCGAGAACGATCGCTACGCCCCGAAGGTCGTACCCGCCGATCGCGTGGATGTCCTGGGCAAGGTTGTGGGCTGGTTGCATCACCATCCGTATTGATATGGGTGAATATAGATAGGTAAGAAGGTATCACATGAAGAGAATCGTTGTGACTGCTTTGGTTGTTGCTTTTGCCGTGACAAGTCTGGCCGCATACTCAGGATCTGCGATATTTGCTCCCCAATGGGAGCTATACACGCAAAACTCCGATGGCTATCCCATACAAATGCAAACCCTCGGACTGTCTTATGGAGTAGCCTCTTCAAACTGGGACCCATGGGGTTCCTTTGTGATGGGAGACCTTCAATTCCCGATCAAGGTGGAGTTCAATGGCAGCGAATTGGACGAATGGGATTATGCAACTAGTGTTAGCTGCTTGGTTGGACTTGCCCGATTCACAAGGATAGACAACACTACCTTATATGCAGGAGTTGGAGCTGCGTGGATGATGAACGCCTTTGCTCCCAATGAGTACCTCAGCCTGATCTCCATCGATGTGGGTCTCGGGGTAGCTATCGGCGTATTGGTTCCGATCACAAGGACGATGTCGGTGGCGGTTGGAGCTGAATCGGTATACAGCTTTGCGCAACACGCCATTGTGATGACAGGCTCCGGGGACAGCTCAGATTGGGTCGAAGACTTTTCCAGCATCAATTCCAGTGTTCATGTAGGCGTGTCCTTCGACTACATGAGATCGGAAGGCAAGTACACCTGGGGGCGTTAGACCGTTTATAAACGTTTATCAACGGTTTATTCTGATTCTTCGGCATCAGTGGATGCCCAACATAATTTGTGCTTTTCTTCTATGTTTTTACCGCAATAAGGAATCTTTAGAAACAAAACCATTTCGCATGAAGTGGTTACTAATCAATGGCTGTGCTTCAGTGATCTGCATCTAATAAAGGAAGGGGATATGCCTGATAGGATCATCATCGCCACGGAACAGCAGCTGAATGAGTACACCGAGTTGTTATTCCGTGACATCGGAAAGGCCCTCGAGGGAAGGGTGCAAGTAGACGAGTCTCTTGTCAAAGCACTGGTTTTCAAGGTTCCAAGCACCGAAGAAGAGGTATTCATCACCTATCAATGGATGAGGATCTTCACCGGATTACAGGAAGAGATCTATGATATCATCAAGAAAGCCATCGGCAGAAAACTCACCGAGGATGAAAAGCGGAAGATCGAGCTGAAGGTCTACATTAAGAAGGGAAGCAACATTTACGAAGTGCTGATATGGGTTTCAGAGCTTTTTGAAACTTTGGCGAATACGGTGGAGGTGTCGCAAGAAATGAGCATAGGACAGATTCTCGCTTTAACAATTCCTCCCGCTTTAGCATGGGCCTTCGGAAAGGCATACATGGTCCGTGAACAAGCCAAGACTGAAAGGCACAAGGCTGATCTCGAAGCCCAGAAGCTCAAGGCGGAAAGGGATGCGGAAATTGCCAGGAAAGAACTCGAGCTGAAAGCCCTGGAAGTAGACCGCCGGTATGAACTTGAGAGGCAGGTAGCCTATCTGGAGAATCAGGGTAGGGCAATACGAGTGCTGGAATCCATTGTGGATGCAAAAGCTGAATCGGAGGCAAAGACCGCCAGAGAGATACAAAAAATGCCGAACGTGCAGTCTCTCGAGATCAACGATAGGGACTTTACACAAGAGGATATGGTAGAGATCGGGAAGCGCAAACCACGCCAGGAGAAGGATGAGTTTACGACTCACATCAAAGGTGATTTCAAGACCGATGTGATCTATTATCCGGAAGGTGAGGTGCGCAAGATATCTATCTCCGGACTCCTTGAAGATGGAACCCCATACAGGAATGACGATCTGACAGTTTCAAAAGAGTGGCTTACTTCGGAGGCGTATGAACTAATCAATGAGGGGAAGCCGTTGCATTGGGATTTTACCATCACAACCAAAGGGAAAAAGACATTGTCAGTGATCCTCAAGGAGGTCAGGCCGCCAGACGAGCCAGCTGAATAGGCGTTTATAAATGTTTTGGATTCCAAATGATCGCCAGCCCTTTGCTTCTTTCCATGAGCAGGATACAATGTAGATAGTTTCATGCATCTCCTCCATGCGTTTCTTGTGCTCCGGACCCCAGGCCAACCACCTGGGGTCTTTTGATTTGTCCTCCTTGGAATGGAATACCATTTGTCCAGGAGGCTTCTTATGAACCAAAATCTTCTCATCTGGATCATCGTCGGCATCGCACTGATCATCGAAGTAATCATGGAGTTGATCAAATTCCACGACCCATTGAAAAGACTCAAGCAATGGTATTCGCTGATCGCCATGGCCACCGCCCTGGGAATGGCAGCCATATGCCATCTTGCCGCGCTCTTTCATGGCGTGTGGGCACTGATCTTCGTAGTCGGTTTGATGGCGTATGCCATCCAGCACCTGTTCGCGGATGCGATCATCAAACGTTTAAAACTTCTCATCGAAAACTTCGAGGCCTGATTATCATGGAAACGATCATCGCCATTGCAGGAGTGCTGTTCGCGGCACTCCTGGCCCTGTTGGGTCTGGAAAAACGTAAAGGCAAGAAGAAGGACAAGGTCATCGAGCAGCAGCGGCAACAGCTGGTCCACCATGCGAAACAGAACGATGTCCTTGAAGCGGCATCCGAAACTGCCGCACAGGCACATGCCCAACAGTCGGCTTCGGAAGAGGAACAAGCGAAGGAAGAGGAGGCTATCCAGGATGCGCAAACGGATGAAGAAATCATTGAGGCTGGCAACGATATTATTGACGGTTGGAATGCTGGTCGCCTGCCAGACGGCACAAGTGCGGACTGAACCCATCGAGGTTCCTCCGCTGGCTACTGCCATCCCGACCAGACCCACCCTGGAGCGGCTTCCGGCCGATACGTCCGAGGCACTGAAGGCCCAGACTATCAATGTGAGCCGTCTGACCAAATATGGAAGCGACTGGGAACGGTTCTACGATCTTGCCGAATTCTACTATCAAACGATCATCGACATCGTCCAAGGAAAACCGGTTGATTTCAGCCAGTAAACAACCGGTAAACTGCATCAAGGGGGAATGGCCGTGGAGTTCATGTCACTCATAAACCAATTTGGAGTCGTACCGCTCCTGATCCTGCTGGTCGTGGTATTTATCCAGATGCTCAAGGGAAGCAAGGAGAAGATCGATCGGCTGGCCGAGGAGGTCAGGTCGGTCAAGGACGCGGTACGCGAACAGCTGGAGGCTGCGGATTCCCGCAACGAGGAGCGCAGCAAGAAGCAGGATGAGGTCATAGAGAAGCTGAACCGGCGCATCACCTACGTCGAGCAGAACTACGCCGACAAGGCCTATGTCCAGGAGTCCTTCGGGGGGTGGCGGTCGGAGATCAGGGATTTGGGAAAGCGGCTCGACCAGTTTATCCTGGAGATATCAAGGAGAGAAAAAACATGAACGAGCAGGAAAAGACGCTGCGGGGAGACCTTCTGCAGTTTCTGAAGAACATCTATCCGTCCGAGGCGAAGGAGAGCAGCATCATCGCCGCGTACTTCCAATACCATCGCCCCGCGGCCATCGAGCACGCGCTCAACTATCTGGCCGACAGCGGACTCTCCTTGAAGATCGAGCGACAGCATCCGTACCGGGCTTTAGACAAGGTCAATTTCTACAAGATCAGTCCCAAGGGGATCAACCTTGTCGAGCATTCGATTTCCGATGCCGGTGTTATCGTCATCGACGAAAGGGACATATGATATGGGAAAGCGACAGAAGGCCGAGATGCTCGGCATCGTCCAGGAGATCATCAGGCTCTATAATGCGGACAAGTTAACCTTCGAGGAGATCGAGAAGAAGTTGCGTGGCGACGGGTACGACATCTCCAGGGAGTCGATCCGCCGGACAGTAAAGAGCAACAAGCAGATCGCCCTGGATCTGAACAAGGCCAGGGAAGAGGCCGTGGAATTGGTGAACGTGTTCCGGGACAACCCGGCCACCGACACCCAGGAGGTCATCGTCGACTTCCTTACCGCAAAGGCTTTCGAGTACACCAAGAGCATCGAGTCGATCGCCTTCGAGAGTCCGGCCGACCTGGGCAAGTTCATTAACAGTCTGACACGGAGCAAGAGCGAGATCGCCAAGCTGCGCCTCAGCTTCCAGAGCGGGGCCGACAAGGCCAAGGCCGTCATCTATGATGAACTCGCGACCGTATTGAACGACCGTCCGGAATTGCTCGCACAGCTGCAGGAAGCGATCGCTCGCATCGAGGTCAGGGCATGAGCAGGAAATCTGCGCTGCAGGAACTGGCGGACCGGAATCCCCAGCTTGCGCATGCCGCCGAGTCGGTGGAGCAACGCGAATCCCGCGACAAACGCATCTCGAAGGCCCGCTGCAACTTCCCATACTTTTGCGAATACTATTTGCCGGAATACTTCACCACCCCTCCCGCACGGTACCAGAGGATCCTCTACGATGTGATCCAAGCCAGGGAGCTGACCGAGGAACAGGCAACCGAACTCAAGCTGCTTGTTCCCGAGGATTTCCGCGGTACCTTCCGGCCCGCGAAGAACCTTCGGGGTATCGTAGACGTCGAGCCGCGCCAGCACGGAAAGTCGACCCGGATGACCTTCGCGTACCCCTTGTGGTGCATGCTGTTCAAGAAGGCGAACTTCATCCTCATCATCGGGGCCAGCAAGGACGATGCGGAGGCGCAGATGTCGAATATCCGCGAGGCGATCGAAAACAACGACCGCATCCTCGACGACTTCGGCTCCCTGGCATCGACTCCTTGGAACAAGAGCTTCCTTACCCTCACAAACGGCACGGCCGTCATGGCCAAGGGCAAGGGTGGCAGCTTAAGGGGACGGAGGAACAAGCAATACCGCCCCGACCTGATCATCGTCGACGATACGCTCAAGGATGAGGAGTCGGACAGCAGCCGGATGCGCGAGAAGGTCGCCCGGTGGTTCAGCCGGACAATCCTGCCCCTGGGTACCGAGGCCATGATCGTCATCGTCAATACGATCACCAACGAGGATGATCTGCCGTCAAGGATCCTGAAGGATATCAAGGCCGGGAAGAAGCCCGGCTGGATCGGACTGCGCTTTGCCGCCGAGGTCCCGTCGAAGAAGGGTGGCAAGAGCGACACCCCGCTTTGGCCCGAGCGCTATACGTGGGAGGATCTGAAGCGTATCCAGGAGGAGATCGGATCGATCGCCTATGCCATCGAATTCCTGTCCCGACCACTGAGCGATGAGGACAGGATATTCAAGGCGGCTTGGATCAGGCGGGTGAAGCGGTCGCAACTTCCGGAGAAGCTGGCGCTATACGAGGGGATAGACCCGGCGACCGGGGCCCACGACCAGAGCGCGGTGGTGCTGATCGGCCGGGAGAAGGGCTCCGGAAGCATATACGTGATCAGCAGCAACGGAAAGAAGCAGTCGACCGAGACCTTCAAGCGTCGGGTCATAGACCGGTACCGGCTATTCAGGTACCGGCGTGCGGGCATGGAGAATGTCGCATTCCAGGAGATATACAAGAAGGAGATAGCCGCCGAGGCTGCCAAGGAAGGGCTGCATCTTCCGATCAGGGGAATGAAGCCGGGACGTGCCAGCAAGGAAGCCAGGATGATCGGCATCAGCCCGTTGGTGGAGAACGGTCTGTTGCAGTTCGGTCCCGGAAACGAGGATCTGATCGACCAGCTGGTGGGATTCCCTGCCGCCGGATACGACGACTTGTGCGACGCCCTGTGGTATGCGATCAAGGTCGGCGAGACCCATGGGGGTGGCGATGGTGCTGTCCGATCGGCCAGGAAGGGCAGGGAAAGGCTCTGGAGAAGAGAGGCGAGGATATGATACCGATTTACCAGACGGATTTGACCAACGGAAGATTGACCGAGGAGCAGGTGAGGGCGGCAATGCAATGGAAGCAGCTGCACAACCTCGACATCGCCAATATCGACAAGTATTACAAGGGGCAGAACCCGACCATAATCGAGAGCAGCCATGAGCACAAGATTCCCGTGCCGTTCGGCCGCAAGCTCATCAAGATGGTCACCGGCTTCATGTTCAAGGAGGGCGCGATCACCTATGCGTGGCCCGATGGGAGCGATGTCGATCTGACCAACCTGATCACCGCGATCTACGACCATGAGGACGAACAGACCGAGAATGTGAAGCTCGGTCGCGACCAGGCGAAATATGGCAGCGCATTCGAGATCCTGTTCGTGGACAACGACGAAGGGCGGCCGGAGTTCTCGCGGGTAAAGGCGTCGCAGGTGGTCCCTATCTATAGCCGTACGGTGAAGCCGAGGATGATCGCCGCGATCAACTTCTATCCCAGCGGGGATGGGGACGTGGTCGAGGTGTATTATACGGATCGCATCGAGATGTTCCACTACAGCCGCGAGAAGGTCGTATCCAAGGGCGTGGTCGCCCACCAATTCGGCGAAGTGCCGGTGATCGAGTTCCGGAACAACGAAGAGGGTATGGGAGACATCGAGTCGATCCTGTCGCTCATCGATGCCCACGACGAGATCCTGGCCAACGGATTGGATGAGGATGGCAAGTATGCCGACGCCCTGCTGATCCTGAAGAACTTCTCCCTGGATGACGAAGCGCTGGACAAGCTGATCCGTCTGAGGGTAATCGATGGACTGGATGCGGACGCTGTTGCCGAGTACTTGACGAAGGAAGGTGCCTACGAAGGACGGGAAGTCCTGCGCAAGGTAATCGAGGGTTTGATCTACGCCATGAGCGGGGTTCCTAACCTGGATGACAAGGATGCCATGGCCCAACAGTCCGGCGAGGCGCTGAAGTACCTGTATGCGACCTTCGAGGTTATGGTCGCCGGGGACAAGCAGAGCGAGTTTACCAACGGTTTAATGAGGCGCATGCGACTGGTCAACAATTTTCTCACCTGGATGGGCCAGAGCTCCGGAAACCTGGATGGAATGGTGGTCAACTGGAAACGCAATCTCCCCAACGAGAGCACGACATTGGTGGACAATGTGGTGAAGGCCGAGGCGATCATAAGCCGAAAGACCGCACTCGAACAGCTGCAGAAGGCTGGTATCGTCGTCGATGTGGATGACGAGGAAAAAAGGCTGGAAGAGGATCGGGAGCGCAGGAGCCAGGATATGACCAACGTGAATCTGACCGGTGGAGCCTATGGCCAAACTGTATGACCGGCTTTACAGGGAGGCACAGGTCGCCCTTGCCCGGATACTGGAGAATGAGGAGCGGCAGATCATCAGGCTCTATGGCACCGCCCTGTACGATATCCGCAACACGTTGCGTTCGATCTACAACAAGTATGGGAAGGACGGGGTACTGACGAATGCCGAGATGAGCAAGTACCAGAGGCTGGTCCATCTCCAGGACAATATCGCCAGCATACTCAAAGAGAAGCTAGTCGAGGTGGACGACCTGTCGCACCGGCTTGCCGGGGAGCAATACAAGGCGGCCTTCTACCGGCATGCCTATACCATAGACCAGGTGGGTGGCATGGCGCTCAACTGGGGTGTGGTTCCGAAGGGGGCGGTGGAGGCGATCGTCAATTCTCCTCTGTCCAAGTTTGCCGACAGCAGGGCGTTGGCTTTGGCCCGGATCAAATCGGTCGATGCGGTGAGAAACGAGATCGGCTTGGCCATCATCAGGGGAGACAGCTACGACAAGTTGTCCAAGAAGATCAGCGATGCGCTGGGGGTCAGGATAGCTGCGGATGGCAAGCGGGCACAATTCATCGACAAGGGAGCGGCATACCGGTCCATGACCGTGGCGAGAACCGAGGGTCAGCGTGTCATGGTCGATGGACAGGCCGCAGCTTATGGGAAGGCACAAGATATGGGATGCACCATCGAGGAGATATGGGATGCCACACTTGATGGCAGGACACGCCCGGAGCATGGCGCCCTGGATGGGGTGGCAAAGCAGGAGCAGGGCTGGTACGTGCCGTCGATAGGATGGGTGAGCGCCCCGCTGCATTCGGGTGTGGCATCGTTCGATATCAATTGCCGGTGCCGGATCCGCGCCCAGGTCAAGGGACTTCCGCCGAAGGAGCGGTATGTCCGCGGCGACGGGATCCGCCCGTACCAGACCTACGACCAGTGGAAAGCAGCGCTTGAGGCCCGGACCTTGGGAGGCTGAAAAACAGCTCGCTGACGGGCTTTGCCCGAAGCAGACCTCGAATGGGACGGCTTTTGCCGAAACCCCCGTTTATCAACGCCGTTAAACGCCTCTGGGAACAATCGGACGCCACTGGAGGCTTCCCGATTGTGAAAACGAAGGTGATTTCCGGAAATATGGCGGAAACCGTCATTGAAAACCTTTTGATTTTATCCGGCTCCCGTTTGCTAGGCTTTGGGAGAATCGATTTACAAGGAGGCGTATATGCGCAAATTATGGAATCCATTGTTCCTGCTTCTCATGGCCGCTGATCCGGGCGGTGGCGGTGGGGGAACTCCGGCCGATCCACCCAAGGATCCGGTCGACCCGCCGAAAGCAACCGATCCCCCTGGTGATGACGGCAAGGGAAAGGATGAATCCGCCGAGCTCAAGAAGAAGCTCAAGGCCGAGGAGACGGCCCGCAAGGCTGCGGAGAAGAAGTTGGCCGATGCCGAGAAGGCGAAGCTTACCGACGAGGAGCGCCAGAAGGCGGAGATCGACGAGACTAAGAACTCGTTGCTGTCCGAGCACAGGGCGCTGCAGCTGAAGGCCCTGGGCCTTTCCGAGGACTACACGCCGCTGCTTTCCGGATCTTCGGCAGAAGATATCAAGAAGGCTGGCGAGTTGCTCGAAGCCTTGATCAAGACTGTCGCCGCGGACACCGAGGCAAAAGTGAAGAAGGAAGTCGCGAAGACCACGACCCCGGGAGGGACGGCTGGCGACGATGACAAGAAGGAAGTAAACCCCTCAAATTACTTCCGCGCTCTTCTGAACAAGAAGAAAGGAGCGAAGTGAGATGTTGTTAACTGAACTCTCTGCGGCGCACGCGACGGTGCAACCGCACCAGGTCGACTACCTGACAAACAACAGTCCGATCATCGCCAGCATCGATTGGCAACCGTCGACCCATGGTTTGCAACATGCTTACCAGCAGCTGACAGATGTGGTCGGGGGTGGATTTGTCGATATCGACGGGGCTCTTCCGGCAGCCGGTATGACCACGAAGTTGAACTGGCTCAACCTGGGGATCCTTGGATTCACCATCGAGGCTGGCGTGGATATCGTCAACCAGATCACCAAGGGTGGGGATTTCGCCGACTACCTGGCCATGCGTGTCAACAAGATCATCCAGAAGACATCGATGGACACCGAGACCAGTCTGATCTACGACCTGTTGCTCGCCTATGCGATCGTACAGGGGAAGGCCGTCAATGCTGGCGGTACCGGGCGGTCATTCATCATCGCAAGATGGTCCGAGGGGGATATGAGCGGTCTGTACGATCCCAACGGGTTCGGCCAGGGCGCGATGCTCGAGACCATGTTCCTGTCCGGCGGAGAGCCGTACAAGAACAAGGATGGCAAGACGGTGTATGGCGCGGACTTCAAAAGCTATCTCGGCTTCCTCCTTGCGAACCCGCAGTGCATCTCCGCGATCGTGAACGTCGATGCGACACACGTCCCCACGGCGATGATGATCGACGACGCGCTTTCCGATGCGCGGGCAGGGGATGCGGGACAGACGTTCATCTATGGACACCCTAAGACGATCAACCTGTTGAACGAGTTCAAGGGGACTAGTCTCCAGATGGGCAGGGGCGATACGGACTACAACCGCCAGATCGGATCATGGAACATGATTCCCATCGTCGGTTCGTATAACTTCAAGGACGGCGACGAAGCGGCCGTGCCCTTCGAATAAGGGAAGGAGTTCGGTTTGAAAAAGATGAATGACGACCTGCGGATCGCTGGCGAAATGTATTTCGACAAGGAAGCGGTCCCGCAGAATGCAAGCAAGTCCAGCGTGGCGCTGAAGACTGAATCCGGAGCGATGAATGCCTCCATCGAGCTCAGGATCGTAGTAAACGAGGCATTGACCATCACGGAAGCGACACAACTGACGATCGGGGTCTACCACGGGGATTCCTCCGATGCTGTCTCCACCAAGATCGCCGAGGTAGTCGTACCGGCTGGGACCGTGGCGGCCAAGACACGGCTGTTGACCCTGGTATTGCCCTCGACCGCGAAGGCGTATACCGCCGTGGTCATGGAGAGCGACGACGTGGCGGCAGCCGGAAGCATCGATGCATATCCGGTGCACGTTCCCCGGTAACAATCCAAGCAACTGGTCTAGACGGCGGCACTCGATGCCGCCGTCTTTGTAAACACCCGATAAACGGAGAATTGGCATGGTAGACAAGAAGGTTACGATCCCGGTGGTCGATAGGAGTGTCCGTGTGGTCGCCGGGACACGCAGCGAGATAGTCGAGGCTTTCAGGAAGTCCGGGGCGGACAAGTTCGAACTCAAGGATGGAACCATAGGTGAGGTCGGGATGCTCTCGAATGACAAGAGTACAAACATACTCCTCTACATACTGTTCGTGCACGACGAATATGACACTGCGGTAATCGCCCACGAGTGCATCCATCTGGTCTGTCGCCTCCAGTGGCTAATGGATTCGAGCCGGTGCGTGTCCATACCCAGGGAGACCGAAGAGCTGTTCGCCAGATACTTCGAGTGCGTCTACAGGACAGTTAAACACGCCATCAAGGCCGACATCGACCTGTCCTGCCAGGAACACGAAGAGCGCGATCGGGCAAGGGAGCTGCGCCGGAAGACGAAGGCGGGCAAAGGCTTTGATTCCATGGGAAGCCAAAGTGGTACCGTGACAACATGATAATTACTGTCGACCAATTCAAGGCTATCACCGGCATCCAGGATCCTGTTTTGGATACGCAGATCGCTGCGTTGATCCCGGTGGTCGAGGAAGATTACCTGGCGATCCGCAACAAGCCGTTCGACACGGATGTCGACGGCCAGACGGTATACCCGGCCGGATCCCTGATGACCGCCACCGAAATGGTCAGCTACAAGCTGGCCACACTGGAAGGCAAGGTGGGTGCGACCTGGGAGGCGATCGGAGGATATTCGATCTCCCTGACCGTCGATCTGGTGCAGGGGTATCCGAAAGGGACCGTGTCAAGGATCAAGCGGTATGGGAGGGCGCGATGAGTTTCCGCTCCATGCTCAACAAGTCGGCTGTCATCATGGTCTTCCAGGCAGCGACTGGATCCTGGGGTTCAACCGACTCCTTCACACAAGGCCAAACGCTGCGTTGCCGCCTGGTATCGTCCGGTGGACGCGAGGTCGACCGTGAAAGCATGGTCCGGGCCGAGGCGACCCACCGGGTGTACATGGAGATGCCCGCATCGGACCTGAAGGAGCGAGACCGGCTGATGATCGGTACCAGGGTGTTCGACATCGTCTACATCAACGATGCGGCGGGTGGCATCGGCCACCATCTGGAGATCGATGTCAAGGAGGCCGTATGAGCAAGCTGATCATGCGCCTTGCCGAGAAGCAGGCGCTCAAGGCCATCGGGCGACAACGCGATGTGGCACTGACCGAATCGGCGATCCTGATCGAGGGCAATATGGTCTCAAGGGTTCCAGTCGATACCGGACGGCTCCGCGGGAGCATCGGCTACAAGGTCGGGACCGAGGGTGGACTGCGGAAGAGCGGATCGGATGAGGCCGTGCAGGGAAGTGTCCCCAAAGGGGATGCCGCCATAGGCACGAACGTGGAATATGCCCCGCATGTCGAGTTCGGCACCAAGTTCCAAAGACCCCAGCCGTTCATGCGTCCAGGGATACAAGCCTCCATCGTCGACGTGCAAACTATCTTCAAGCGGCAGCTTGGCCAGGATCTGAAGATCGACCTTGGAAAGGCCGAGGAGGTCGTGCATGACGTTTGAGAATGCGTTCCTTGCATTCATCAGGACACGGGTTGTGATCCAAGAGGCTGTGGGGGATTCCATATTCTTCGAGGAAGCTCCCCAAAACCTGCCGCCACCTTATATCGTGTTGCATTCCATCGCGGCTGGTGGAGCCAGGGAGGTCGAGACGCAGAAGCCGTGGATGCAGATCGACTGTTTCGCCGCAGACAGATTCGCGGCAACGGAAATGGCCGAGACCATAACCGCAAGCCTTTTCGGTGTTTCCTATGCGATGGACGGGCAGTATATCCAGTCGATCACGACTGAGCGAAGGCGCCCCATAAAGGTTGAGGACGGGACCTGGAAGGTTCCGATAGATACAAGATTTTCTTACCGTTAGGAGGTAACTATGAACACGTACACAGGAATCCATTTGCCAGCGGGGTGTTCGGTGGAGGTCGGAAGCAGCATCGCGACATTGCAGGATGTCGGGGTGATTCCGATGGACACGGAGAGCATGCTGGAAGTCACCTACGAGATCTCGAAGGTGCAGGGATCCAAGAGGGAGCAGGTTGTCCGCAGGGTCCGCAACATGATTGCCACCGCGAACACCGAGCTTTACCAGTTCAATCTGGACATCATCAACAAGCTTGCCGGTGGTGTAATGACCATCGAGAATGTGGCTGGCGATGCGGTCCCGGCATACGTCGAGACGATCGCTGCGGATTGGGATCTCAACCGGCTGATCATCCTCGGCCATCAAAACTACGACGGATCGCCACAAACGATCGCGACAGTCAAGAGCGGGGCGACCGTGTTGGCAGTAGGAATCGACTATGTCGTTGCGGCCGACGCTGCGGGGAATTGGGGTATCGTGATGATCGACAATGCGAACGCGCCGCAAGGCACCGCACTGGAAGTCACCTATGCGTATACTCCGGCCGCATCCGTCCATGCGAAGATGGGATCTTCTGGCGTGACCATCACCCCGAAGGTCATCAGGTTCAAGAAGACTGTCGAGGGTAAGCTTTTCCAGGTCACCTTGTGGAGTGCCACGATGACCAACGGGATCCGCTTCACCTTTGCCGGTGCCGATGCGGAGAATCCGGCGAGGCTGCCGATCACCATCGAAGGCCAGCTGGATACCAGCAGGGCGGATGGAGACCAGTTGCTCGATATCATCGACGAACTGGGAGTGGCCTGATGAAGGAACGACTATACGATCTCAACAGCCGTGACAATTGCGTCACGGCAAACATCGAGCTGGCCGACAAGACATTCAAGATATCGCGGGTTGTGACAGGAGCCCGCGTGTTGTACAGCAACTTATTGGTCGAACGTGGACAGTTGCTGCAGAAATTGGCGGGCATCGATGCCGCCGACCCCGAACAACTGCCTGCCCTGGAAGCGATGCAAAGCCAGGTCGCCCAGTTCGCCGAACGCAAGGAGCGGATCCTGGATGACATCCTCGAGTTGCTGCTGAAGGCGAACCAGATAGAGTTCGACAAGCAGTGGTGGCAGGACTCGACCGACGAGATGGATGTGAACAGTTTTATCGAAGCCTGCCTTTCGAAGGATGCCGACGTAAAAAAAAAGTGACCAACGGATTGCGGCTTGATTACGATCGGCTTTGTGCCTTGCTGGGTAAATCCTGGCCGTATGTCACGCCGCAATTTTTTTATGAGGAAATGGATCTGTTCGATGCTGCGAAGCTGATACCGTTTGTCGATCCTGGGGAATACGATGCCTGCTGGATCGGAAGAAGGACGAACAAGAAGAGCTTGGACAAGGCCGTTGCCGATGGAGTGATCAGAAGAAGATGACGAATATCATAGGGACGCTGGTTTATCAGATCACGGGAGACTCCTCAGCCCTCAACGCGGCCCTCGACAGTTCGCGGGCAAAGATGGAGAAGACAGGCAAGCAGCTCGAGACCATGGGATCCCAGGTGCGTACCTTCGCCACGAGGGTCATCACGGGATATCTCGTAAAAAGCCTCATCGATGCATCAAGCCGTGCGACCGAGCTGAGCAACAAATTCAACACGGTGTTCAAGGGAGTCGAGTCCGAGACGGAAAGCTGGATCCGCACCTATGCCGATGCCACCAACCGCGGTATCATCGCGACCCAGGAGTTCCTGGCCACCCAACAGGATATCCGGACAGGATACGGGGACACTGTCGCCGAGGCGGCGAAGTTCTCCCAGGCTGTGGTCGGTATCACCAACGACCTCGCCTCTTTCTCCAACGTCCCGATCGCAGAGGCGATGCAGGCCATGCAAAGCGGCTTGTCGTATCAATTCGAGGCATTGCGGAGATTGGGGATCGGCCTCAATGTGGCGATCATCAACCAGCAGGATTACGCCCTTTCCATCGGCAAGACCTGGGAGCAGATGGACAACCTCGAGAAGCAGGAGGCTGTCCTCTCCGGAATCGTACAGCAAAGCGCGAACGCTCTGCATCAAAACGTCTCGGTATGGAAAGAGTACGATTATGCCCTCGGAGATGCCGCCGCTACATCCGATAGCTTCGCAAATACCGCACAAGGAGTCCAGCAGCGAATGGTGGACCTGAAGGCGGAACTGGGCGATGCACTCATGCCAGTTGCAACCAGCGTTGGTACTGTTCTTCTGGATCTTATCCAGGGGTTTAATGGGCTGGGCGAAGGTCTGAAAGTTGCAACAACCGCTGCAATTGCCTTTACCGCGGCAAAAGTGATGATGGCTGGTCCTTTGGGTATAATTGTCGGACTATTGGGAGCAGCCGTCATTGGAGTTTCTGCGCTGAAAAAGCGGGAAGACGAGATGGCGAACGCTACCAAAAGCCTGACCAAGAGTAGCCGGGAATATAAAAACATTCTTTCTGATATCGAAATCAAGGCCGGAGAGCTGACCGATCGCGAAAGGGACCTACTTGAGATAAGGAAAGCTGCGGTACGGGCAGATGTGCTGAAATCCCTGTCCGATGTGGCAAAAGGGTATCAAGCCAATATCGATAAGATCTCTGAATACGAGAATGGTCTGGAGACGCTCAACATCTTCATGGATCGAACCATAAGCCGAAGGAAGCAGCTTGCGAACTCGGGACGCGAAGATGCCCAGGCAATGTTGGAGATCGCCAATCTTGACTCGGCCATCCTGAAGCTAAGCACCGAGATCGCGGAAAAATCAGGAGAGCTCAACGAACAAAGACTCCAACAAACACTAGCCATCGATCTGATCGCCAGGGCATACAACGACGGTACTGTCTCCTTGGAGAATTACAAAGAGATACTCCCGGACCTTTACAACGAAATCATTACCGTCGCCGAGGTTCTTAAGAAGCAGGAAAGCGAAACCCAGGCAGCTGCTACAGCAACGGACAATCTTGCAAAAGCCTCCAGCGAATGGCGAACGGAGTTGCTCGAGCAGGAGGCGGCCCTTGCGGAGGATGCCGGAAACCTAACGAAGGCGGCGACGCTGCGCAAACAACTGCTCGACCAGGAGCGCGACTTGGACATCCGGGCTATGGCTGAGAAGGCCAAGGTCATCGAGAAGGGAGAACAGCTCGACCAGATACCGATAGAGACGCTCATCCTTCGACTCCTCAAGGAAGGGGAAACGAAAGCGGAACTGCTCGCACTCGAACAATATTACAAGAACGAAAAAAGCTCGATCGACAAGGAAGTCACCAAACTCACCCTTGAGGAGGCCGAGGAACAAGGGAAGGCGTGGGAAACCCTGGCCTTGAAGCGGATCGAGAATTCCCGCCAGATCCAACTGAGGTTGGACCAGCAGATGCAAAGCGGCATGCAAGCTACCGCGATGGAGCTTGAGGCGGCCGGAGACTTCGAGCGGGCATACCAGTTGCGGTCGCAGGTGCTGGACGCCCAGATGCAAACCGAGCTCCTGGAGATGCAAGAGAAGGTGGACGCCCAGGAGGCTACTGAAGCCGAACTTTTGGCGATCCGCACCTACTACGGCATCGAGCAGGAGAAGCTCGAACAGGAGAAGCAGACGAACATTGCGAAGGCTGCCGAAGATTCGCTGAAGAAGCAGGTGGACGACTGGCGGAATGCCATGGACCGGATATTCTCGTTTGCGAAAAACCTGTCGTCCTCGATCGGGCAGATCTATTCCAACATCACCGAGAAGCAGCTTGGCGAGCTGGAACGGCAAAAGCAAGCGGCCCTTGAGAATGCGGGATTGTTGGAAGAGACTGAGATCCAGCGCTTGCAGCGTGAATACGATGAGGCGGTGCGCGTTGGCGATGCGGAGAAGGCAGCATCGATCGCATCGGAGAAGGACAAGGCCATCGCCAAGGCGGAGATCGAGGCCGAATACGATGAGAAGGCCAAGGAGTTGCAACGTCGCCAAGCCGAGCGTGATAGGGAAATGAAGGTGTACTCCGCATTGATCAACATGGCGAGCGCGATAATCGGCTTCATGGCAAACCCCGGAGGCTGGGCGGGTCTGGGCCTGTCGGCTCTGGCCGGAGTCGAGGGAGGGGCACAGATCGCTGCGATCAAGAGCACTCCGCTTCCAAGCTTCGATGTAGGAGTCTGGGATGTTCCCAGGGATATGGAGGCCATGATCCATGAGGGCGAGACTATATTGCCAGCACCGATGGCTGAGTCGGTCCGCAAGGGCGATGCCGTTATATCGGGACCCGGAGCGGGCAGTGGCGGCGATATGAATGTCACCATCATCAACAATACCGGAGAGGCTGCCACCAAGCGCGAATGGACCGATCCCGATGGAACCAGGCAATTGGAGGTGATCATCGGGGAGGTGACCGACAAGCAGGTGCGCTCCGGACGGTTCGATTCCTCGATGAATGACCGCTATGGTGTGACAAGGAGGGGGCGACGTGGGTAGCATTACGCCAAGATGGCCACAGGATGTACCGTTTTTGCAACTGGAGGGACAACAATACCGTAGGACGACAAAGATCCTCCGGACTGCGATGGACCGCGGACCGGCCAAGGTCCGGGCCTTCAGCAAGGTTGAGCCAAGGATCTATACCGGCATACTTCAGCTAAGCGGGCAACAGCTCGACGACTTCTTCTATTGGTTCGACAACGACCTCGACGGGGGAGTCCTAACCTTTATATTCGACGACTTCCATGAAGCCGATGAAAGATTGGCACGTCTAGTCGTTCCAGAGAACGGGTACAATCCGGAGCGTCAGGGCGAGACGACCTGGCAAATGGAGATAACGATCGAGGTATTGCCATCATGATTACCGAAGCAACAAAAAGGGAACTGCTCGCCCCGCAAACCAGCAAGCTGTTCGCCAACCTTGTGGAGATCCGCCACGATGCTTGGCCAACACCCCTCAGGTTCATCGATGCCCAGATCGGTGTGGTCAGTGATGGCGCCTATTATTCTCCCAGGGCTTTCGACGTTTCCCCTGGCGATGTAAACGCGAAGGACGCCACCGGATCCTTGACGATGGACGATGTCGACAGGGCTATTACCTGGGCACTGCAGAACCTGTCCGGTCCGGCGCCATCGGTATACCTTACTTATATAAGGATAGACGATCCGGATGAACCGATCGACGGTCCTTTCCCGTACGAAGTCGGGGAAGTCCATTTCAATCCAAATTCCGGTCAAGTGGAACTACAGCTGAAACGGATCGGACGATTCGATTATAACCTGGGTACTGATGCCTATTCGGCGAACCTGTTTCCGGGGCTGTACGGATGATCGACCTGACCAGGTATATGCGGATGCCCTACATCGAAGGCGGACGGAGTTTCGATGGTTCCGATTGTTGGGGCCTTGTTTACCTGGTGTTTAAACATGAGTTGGACATCGAGCTTCCGGATCCGGGACTTGTCGATTTCGTACCGGAGGAACTCATGCGACAGTTCTCTGCAGTCGAAGATCCAGCCGAGTACGACATATTCCTGATCACACGCAAACCATACCACCTGCATATTGGGGTCATGATTGGCCCCGGCGTACTGCATATCGGCTACAACGGAGCGGTCTACGAAGCACCCGGAAGACTCCCTGGATGGAAAACCGCCAAATGGTATCGGTACAAAGCCTTTGATTCCTGACCGCATGTTTCCCGTACCATCTAGGTATGAGAGTGCGCATCCTCAAGAATCCGTTTTCCGGAGATTACACAGACACCAAAGCCGTAAAGGGCATCACCTCCTTGAAGTTGCTTAAGAGCCTCGGCATCGAGCCGTGCACCTGCCAGGTATTCGACGACGGCAAGCCCGTAGGCCTGAAGCATAGGCTCAAGGGGCCTGTTGTCATCCAGATAGCTCCAAGCGGATGGTCGATTGTCGCATATATTGTGATCGCAGCAGTGGTAGGCGCGGCTGTCGGGGCGCTCGTCTCGCATCTGATGCGGGAAAACATCCCCGACTATTCGAAGGTGCAGACTGCCAGCTCCCTGCGTGGTGGAAGCAACCAGGCAAGACCTGGACAAAAGGTGCCGATACTTCTGGGCACCCATAGGATTTTCGCGGATGTGGCTTCTCTGCCGTACAGCTCGTATTCGGGAAACCAGCAATTCCTGCACCAGCTATTCTGCTGGGGTTACGACAATACCGTCATAGCGAATGCCGACATAAAGGTCGGCGACACGTTGTTGAGCAAGCTCTCCGGAGTCAGCATCGAGGACACGGTAGGATCCATCTACCCTTCCCGGTGTATAGAGACCTATATCGGCATCAAGCTGGTGAAAAAGAGTGGCGAGGATCCGGTGTATGTGGAGCGTTCGACCCCCAGCGGAACAGTATCGTTGCGGTTCGGCATCATGGCTCCCAACGGGATCTATAAATACGATGACGACAACGATCGGGTGGCCAGCCAATTCTCCATTTCGTACCAGTGGAGACCGGCAGGAGGCGTATGGTCGGATATCACCATAATCTCCAGATCACTCAATACCGACGAATACCGGGAAATGGTCCAGGTCATGGTCTCCGGATCTGCGGACAAGTCATACGATCTGAAGGTATGGCGATCGACAGACGAAGGCTCCAGCGCTTCCGACGTGGATACTCTGTATCTGGATATGATGGACAGCTTCACCGAGGATCCCGTCAGCGGATCCACATTGCCGATCGTTAATGCCTCCCGGTACCGCCTGAGTGCGATCAAGGTTCAGGCAACCAACCAGATCAATGGAGTCCTGGAGCGGGTGAACGCGATCGCCCATGCGAGATATCGCGATTACTCTGGAGTCGGAACCGGACCCGATTCCTGGGTGGTTGCCGAAACGGAGAATCCCGCAAGTGCGCTCCTATATATCCTGACAGACCCGAAAGTGAACCCCCGACCGATGGAAGACGGGGATATCGTATGGGAAGATTTCGAGGCATGGCATGCCTTCTGCGAGGCGCAAGGCTATACGATCGGGGCATTGGTCTCGGGAGATATCACAATCGATTCGATCGCCGACCAGATATTGGCGACAGGACGTGCCGAGAAGCGCCAGCACGGAGGACTGTTCGGGATCCGGATCGACCAGTCCAATGTTTATGTAGCCCAGATGTTCACTCCCCGCAACTCCTGGGGATTCTCCATGGATCGCGACTACAGCACAAAGCCATCCAACCTGGTAGTCAAGTTCATCAATAAGGATCTGGATTACGTGGAGGTCGAGCGGACGATCTCTTTCACTTCGGAAGGATCCATCGTATACGACACGCCTCAAGATGGACCGACTGAAGAGATATCGATTCCGCTGGTCACCGACGCGACCCAAGTCTCAAAGCTTGCGGCGTATGTCTTGATGGCACTGCATGCCAGGGTCCGCAGCTATTCCTGGAATGCCGATATCGAAGGCTTGCTATGCGTTCCCGGGGATGTGGTATTGATCGCAAACGACGGAGTATTCTTCGGATTGGGCGAAGGCAGGATCACAACCATCTCCCGCGATGTCGCAGGTTTGACCACAAGGGTAAAGCTCGATACTCCTGTGACCATGGAGGTCGGACAGACTTATGGATTGGAAATCAGGACATCTGTGGGCATTGTTAAATGCCAGGTAAACAACACGGGAAAGACCACAAAATGGCTGACACTGACCGAGTCTCTCGATCATCCACTCGAAGAGGGTGCCCTTGCAGCCTTCGGTCTCCTGGATACGGTGACACACAAGGTTCTGATCGAGAAGATACAACCTGACGGACTGAGGCATTGCAAGATCAGTGCCGTCGATTATGCCGAAGAGATATACTCTGCAGAGGGAATCATTCCGCCATACAATTCCGGAGTTTCCCGGTACCGCGAAGGTCTGGTATCTCCCGGTACCGGCGTACGCCAACCTGTGGGGATCCTCCCGCCTCCGGGCAGACCCGGATTGACAGGTGAGGATGCGAAGACCATCTTATTGAGCTCGACATCCACAACGATCACCAAGTCCAGCAGGGGCGTGATCAGGAGCGGAAACATCGTAGTCTCGGCACTCATGCAGCACCTTCCTTTGCCTGAGACAGGGTTGACTTGGGAAGTCGTTCCTGCCGGGGCTGTAACCCTCGAGAACCCTTCAAGCGGGGATCCGTTCAGCAAGATCGTGAATGTCGGATCCCTTCAGGCGGGACTCGAATCAGTGCGTATCGATTGCTCGGTTGAATTCGAGGACTCAGTCTACAAGGATTCCGCGGGGATTGTTGTTGTAAAGGATGGACTACCCGCCCCGAAATATCTGGGGTCGCTGGTGGAATTGCCGACCGAATACAATGGAGAGCCCTTGATCGACGGAGATTTCTTTCTCTATGTAGGTCAGGATGGTGGTATCCCAGGGTATCTTAGGGGCCATTATTATGAACTGGCATCTGGATCCTGGATAGATGAAACCGATGCGCATGTCACATCGGAAGGTCTCCACGATGCGTTGAAGATCGCTGAGGACGAACCGACATTTTTTGCCGCATCGGTCTATACGCAGACCCTTGGGGCCAACCGGATCGTTATGTCCAAGGATGGTGAGATAGGGTCAGAGGACTTTGCTGTCGATGAGTCGGGAAAACCAATCAGTGGCTACAAACTCGACAACCCTGTCGTTGGCACAGGGCGAAAAGGACGCCTCAGGGCACATGGAGGGGTACTCGTTGATGTGACTGTGCACGGAAACCTTATCCATCCTGCTCTCGAAACCCGCAATACTGTCCAGATAGGCGGTCCGACAATCTTTGCACAAATGTCCAAATGGAACAGGGCCCTCTTTTTCAGTGCCCTGAACATCACGGAAAATACCCCTACCTTCCAACCGATCGCGTTGTCCGTTGGAGGAACCAGTTATCTGTCTGCGAAGAAGATTATTGCCTCTGACTACGAGACCAACCTGCAGGTGGCGACCACATACAATTCAACTAGCCAGGCGACGAACAATATCTACCACACCTCTCCCGCACAGGGTAAGATGCGGTTCAACGGAACGCTCTCTCCCGAATATTACACATGGACGACATTCGAGCAGGTTTGGGTTCCGACTGTTCCTTACGATCCCTTGAATCCAGGATATTGGGAGGGGCAATGGGTACAGCACTCGGCGATATCCCCGGTGAGGATCAGGGTTTATATCGACGGGATACTCAAGTACGACAAGACAGCGAACAGCTCTGCCTATACATACAACGTGATATACGACGTGCAGAAAGGGTCCTCCATCCATGTGCAGATCGACAGGTATGAGAAATACCAATACGGGACAATCGGGGGATCGGCAACCCTTACGATCAATTGGCGGGCATTGCAGAATACCATCCTGCTGTACAACGACACACTGGACTGGGATGTCGTACCCAATACGGACTATCTGACAGAGGCGCATTTCGTCCTTACATCGCCTTCCAGTTTCGACTCCGACGACCATCTGGAGTACGCACTCGCCAACACTTTCATAGATGTGATCTCCGCATTGCCGGAAGGGGTGTTGATCCCTGTCGACTATTCGATCGTCACTGATGCTGGGAGTCCTGATTATGGATTGCCAGTCAGCAGGATATCCTATGGGCTGAAAGTCGATGAAGCAATCCACGCGGTGATGAATGATGGAGCCGGTGCCCGTGTCTATTATTCCGACAACTCTTTCGATTCATTCATCGCTGGCTCTTCGGTCGATGGGACCTCATTCGTGGGTTGGTATATCGCCGAGGCACAATTCGTATTGGTCGAGACCGAGGCGGTTTTGATAGGAAACCTCGTGCCAAAGAACGGTTCGATTGATATCGGTGAACCCGACCATCCCATCCGTTCGGAATACGTGACCAACATGTATATGGAGTCTTTGCACGTAGGCGGTATGGAAGGATTTGCCTGCAGGGCGTGGGTGAACTTCAACAACGGATCGATACGGGCAGGTGCAGGAGTTTCTGCTATAACCAGGATCTACACAGGTGTCTACAGGATACACTTTTCCCCTCCTATGCCAGATACGAATTACGCTCTTGCTGCTATTGCTCGGGATGTGAACACAAACGATAACAACGTCTCTGTTGCATATAGGTTTGATGATACCAAGACGGTCGATTATGTGGACATCACGGTTTCGGTCAATGGCTACTACGACAGCTCAGAAGTGAATGTCTTGGTAATAAGGTGAATATGATGATCATTTATAAGAATCCGGACGACAGTATCGTGATGACTTTTCCAGCCCGCCAGTTTGTGGATGTCTATGGCGAGTTTTCGGTAGCAACAAGAATCACTCCTAAAGGACTACCTTTCTGGCTCGTGGAAGATTCGACCATACCGCAAGACATGACTTTCAGTGAAGCATGGGAAGTTCCGGCATCCTTTGGCGATCCAGATGGGTATGGCTCTGCTTCCTCTAGTTTTGCGGATATTAGCGAGAAAGAAGGACATGCAGGAATGAGTAGAAGAAGTTTTACGCCACAGATAAACCAAATCAAGGCAGTGGTGATTGCTCAAAAATGGATTAGGAGTTGGAGAGAACACTGGTTCGCTGAGAATGATATCGATCTCCAAAATGCCATGGCCGATGGTGCCGATATCACACCATTTGTCAATCGCCGTAATTGGCTCAGGAATCTGCCGCAACAATGCGAGGGTAAGACGATCGAGGAATTAAATGATTTGCTGACTGATCTTCGGATAGGAAGAATTTGGGATTTGGAGGATGATTATGAAAACAGTTGAAATCACTGAAAAGACAATCGATACAGCGGGTATAAAAAAGCTCATGGTGGTGGGAGATGCTTGCGATACCATCAGGTTCCACCTGCCTGCTGTTTACAATGGGTTTAACTTGAGTGCGGCGACATGGCAGTGCAGGTATGAACTCTCCGATGGTACTGGAGATATTGATATCCTGACCGTAACTGCGGATGGAGACCAGCTATTTATTGACTGGACACCAAAGGGCGCTGCCACCAGTCGTAGTGGCAGGATGTACATCCAGGTAAGGGCACTCATAGGAGAAGTCGTCTGGCAATCCGTGCCAGTCTCTATCTATATCGAACAGACTTTGAATCCTGCGACTCTGGACTTCACTCCTACCGTTCTCGACCAATATCTCGCCAGTTATACATCCATCAAGGCCGAAGCGGAAGCGGCTGCGGCTTTGGCGGAAACTCATCGGGAAGCAGCTGAGTTTGCCCAGACTGCTGCAGAGGCGGCAGCTGCAAGTGTACAGATATCTTCGTACTACGGCTTGCGTCGTCGGAGCGATGGAGTATTGTCCAGGACTGGGGCGGCTGCGACGATGACTTCGGCGCGGAGCAACGGGTCGTTCAATCCTACGGTCAGCGATTTCCTGAAAGTACGGCCATGGTCGGATATCCGCCTTTGCCTGGTGGACAAGGTGAAGAATGTGTTGGCAATACAGGGCGACGATAATTTCTCAGCCATGGCGATCGAGAAGAATCCTGACGGATCCTCCAAGTACAATGTCGGGTCGATGTTCTTTCCTTTTTATATGAGGATATGGAGCGGCACAGACGGCGAGGGATTCGCGTTCAAGGAATGGGACGTCTCGGCGGTGAAGCTCCCTGGATACAATATCGCTCCGGCCTTCCAGAGGGAAGACGGAACCATCCGGCCCTATATCGTGATCCTCTCGTATAAGACCGGAATGGACAAGGATGGCAAGGTGTGTTCGAAACCCGACACGGTTCCATTGACTGTCACCTCGACACTCGCATTCGACACACACTACGCCTCACTAGATGTCGATACCGGATGGATTGGCGGGCATTTCACTACGACCGACGTATGGAGAATTTTGCTCATCATAGAGTTCGGATCCTTCGATATACAGGCGGCGGTTGGCCAGGGTATCAGTTCGTCGATGCCTTATTCATCCTCGGCATCATACCAGTTGACTGCAGCGACGACAGGGGGAAACTCGGTGACGATCGCGAGTAGCGGGCAGCCTTTCCAGGTGGGAATGGATGTACAGATCGGCAGCTCGTATTCGAACAACACATACGCGGCGAACCGAAAGATAGTGGAGATAGACACGGCAAGCGTTCCGGGATCCATGATCATCACTGTGGATGGAGCAGCCTTCAGCGCTCCTGTCGGAGGATGGATCGTCACTTGGGGACAATCGGATTCAATCGACAATCTCCTACAGATCGGCACCGGATGCGGATGGATATCGCAATGGGGAGCTGAGGCAAGGTCCCATGTCTACGTTTACGGATTGGTGGATCCGTACGCGAACGTCTTCGAGGTCGAGCGGGGAAAGATGCGGAAGGCCAAGCACTTCTTCGTCAACTTCAACCCGCTTACATCGGCAGGCGTCTCAGATCCTGAAGTTGCCGGATATGTAGACTGCGGTGAATTCAGTACCGGTGCGGCGACTTATGGATGGATATCGGACTTTAAGATCGTCACGCTCGGTCTCAGACAGATGCAGCTGGTGAGCGCTGTCGGCGGCAACTCGATTGGCGATGTCATCTACTACGCTGACGATGCAAGAACTGGGACGTACGTTTGTTTCCGTGGTGGTAGCTGGTACTACGGCTCGAATGGCGGTCCGTTCTGCGAGGTCTGGAGCAGCAGTCCGTCCTACGCGCACTTCTACAGGGGCGACCGCGGCATCATATTGGAGCCTGTATTGCAGGCGGCTTAGGTCGCAGGGGTGCAGGGGGCTGCGCAAGCCCTCTGCTTCCTGCGGAGCAGGATTTTTAAAAATTGGAAAATTGGGATATGCAGGTGGTTGCTTCGTTGTTTCCGTGGTGGTAACTGGAACAACGGCTCGAATAACGGTCCGTTCTACGAGAACTGGAACAACAGTCCGTCCAACGCGAACATCAACAGGGGCGACCGCGACATCCTTACGATAAAAATCTGCATATCCCTGCCGAAAGGCGGAATAGCATACCATAGTCTGGCGAGTAGGCATCGTGCCGAAAATAGCTGGCGAGTGCATAAGGATGCTTTATGGGTAGCAACACGAAACTTTGGAATGTGACGATCGATGATGTTTGCAGTCATGAAACTGCTTTGGCTGCGAGGCATGTCTGTTTCAAGAACCAGAGGAGTAGCAGAGGTAAGGAGTTCTATAAGGATGACGTGAATCTATTTGCCCTGGCAGACAGCCTGCGTTCGGGAGATTTGGAACACCAGGGCGTGAGGACTTTTGTCCATGTCGACAAGTATTCCGGTAAGAGCCGTAATATAAATGTTCCATCCGTACGCGACAAATTGATCATGCACATGCTCATCGTTTCGATGAAGCCTTATATGATTGGTTTTTACGAAACAGTTGGTACTGGAGAGAATGCGAAGGTTATCCACCATGATGGATATTTGATCAGACACACCATCGCATCGATTGAAAAGCGCGGGATAGAATTCGGCAGGAAATGCCTGAAACACTGGGCAAGAATTGGTGGTAGTTCGGTAAAATACGTGGTGAAGTGGGATCTTAAAAAGTACTACGATTCTGTCGATATCATCGCCTTCATCAGGTGGCTGAAGCGTAGGATAAAGGACAAGAGGGTAATCCAACTTTGGTGGGTATTTCTCTACCGCAGGCGAGTTGGGCTAGTGATAGGCTCCCCACTTTCTCAATGGGCGGCCAATATGATATTCGGGCCGATCGGCCATTGGATTACCGAGAATCCGAAGACGTCACATCACCTACAATATATGGACGATGGGGTGGCGTTCTTCGCTTCGAAGCGGAAAGCCGAAAAGTTCGCTTTGGAGTTAAAGGAGCAATGCGCATTGCACGGGCTGACCATAAAGCATGACGGATCCGGAGCTCTGCGGGTATGGAGGTGGAAAGATGCTCCGATCGACATGTTGGGATACAAGACCTATCGGTCCGGCTTCCAGGAATTGCGGGGCGGCATTTACCTTTCGATTATAAGACAACTCGGCAGGATCGAGACCAAGGGAAGACCTAGCCGACGCCAGGCTAGAAGTGTCTTAAGTAGGAAAGGGCTTGTTCAGCACTCGAACTGCGGCAGGCTATATTCGAGAATTTTAACAGATATTAGAAGATACAACATAAAGGAGATCGCGAATGAAAATCACCATGCAAACTTATCGGCCCTTTGAGATCAACAAGCTCGCCGAAGGCGTCTACACAGTCACCATTTTTGGAAATCCGGTCGCTGTTTCACGATTCGAAGATGATGGAACGGAACGCCTCGAACACGAAGTGGAAGTTTTTCATACAGACAAGCTTCCGGTCAGCTCGCTCGAGGAAGCCGAGGCCTTCGTTCAGGACAACTTCCAATCAATTCTGACGGATCTGATTGTCGACAGGAACTTTCATCAAAAGCTCAAACAGCAAGAGGAGGCAAGTCAGTATCTTCGGAGCACTGATTACCGGACGCTTAAGGCTGTTCGGGAACTACCTGAAGTTCAGGCAAAACTGGAGGAGCTGTACCCGGGTGAGATGGAGAGAAATAGAAAGGCTGCAGAAGTTGCTGGCGGAAAACTATGATTAGAGGCGACCATATCATTCATGCGATCGTCAGCTTCGCTATTTTCGTGATTTTTCTGGCGGCCGCGCAATGGAGACTTTGGTGGGCCATGGTTGCGGCTTCGTTGGCTGCGCTTTTCGGCATCGGCAAGGAGGTCCACGACATCGGGAAGACTGGCTTCGATTGGACTGATATCGCGGCTGATCTGGCTGGCATCGGATTCGCCTTGGTGTGCTGGGGGATAATGATGGTAAGTCGTCTTCTATTTCGCAATCCTGTTTTATGAAATAGCGAAATTGCGAAACGTCTGGTTTAAACAGGTGTTAAACAATTGGTCAAAACATGCCCTCAAGGCGTTTATTTCCCGTTTACTGGATTTTAAACATTTCCATCCGGTAAACGGGTTTCCTATGATTTTACTTCAGGTTTATCCATTATTGCGAAATCCTGTCATAGTTTATTGGACAAACCACTGTCATATAGAACTGGATTTAACATCAAGCTCGGCATGCAACCGATGAACGTGCTGTCCTACAAGGAGAGTGTCAAACCGGCCATGGCGTTCATGTAC